AGTCTCTGCTCCAGCAGAAGAAACTCTAGAAACGATCTTAACGTCAACCGTGCTTGTCGTTCCACTAGCAGCGGTAGAAACGCCAGTGATGATACCCTTTACATAACCAGTATAGACTGATGTTGTTCCAGATCCTGGAAGAACTCCAGTGATTGCTGCAGTAACACCTGCACCAATCGTTGCACCAGCAGCACCGAGGTCTGACGTGGTAATTCCAATGGTTTGATCTGCAAAGTTATCGATATAGCAAACCTTCAGATTGTTTGCCCAAGTACCAGGGTTCTTAGCAGCATAATAGAAATCGGTTGCTGTCGAATAGTTGTTGAGGTAGTCGTCGTAGTTCTTGATCTTCAGTGTGGTTGTAGATGCAATACCAACACCTGCGTTAGCATTCTTCAGATCATCATCGTCTGCTCTGATGACCTTCATTACTCCCCCATAAGAGAGGTAGGAAGATGCAGACATCCAATACTCATATTGTGCGTCTTCTTCTTTTGGTTCGCCAAATACATTAATGAGATCAATCTCATTAGTAATGTTTGTGACTTCTTCTACAGGTCCAATCTCAAATGGTCCAGCAATGGCACCAATATTATCTAATACATTATCAGCTCTTCCTACTGTAAGGTCAACCTCCCTGACTAATACGCCTGGAGATAATTGAGGAGTCGCCATGTTTTGTTTCTCCGTAATCTCAATGTTTTACTGAAAATATTTATTAAAAACCATGTTTTCACGGGGGAAATGTGACGTGAACTACCAATCTGGATATTCCCATCGATCAAAAACGCTATTAGTCATTTTACTAGCAATAATTCTCTTTATAGTACACTCCTTACATTCATATGAATAAGAAGATGCTACAGCACCTCTATCTTTTCTAGTTCTATAAAAGTCTTCAACTAAATTTTTTGTTTCTCCACAAGACCTACATTTCCTATCTTGTAAAAGTAAGTGTCCTAATTTAATTTGCCCATCTAAATCCATCAGGATAGATACTCCCACATAAAAGAACGATCTCCATATTCATCCGCATTGAACCATCTATCTCCTTCAGAGTCTGTAAAACTATCATCACTCAGACCATCATTTAAAAAACCAAATGGTGCCATGTCTTGCTCAATTTGATTCTTTTGTTCTTCATATAATCTTTTACGAACATCCTGGTCAGTCAGTTCTTTAAAGTAGTCCATCTGAACTAACCAAGCATAGATGACAAGACACATTGCCAAGTCATCATTACAACCTTCTTCTGCCTCAAAGGAATTATGCTTTGAAATAAAAGTTGTCAACTCAGAAATAATTTCATAGTCATTAAAGATAAGTTTATCTTCCTCAATCAAAGTTTTGAGGTTGAGAGACCCAACCTTTTTCACAGTCTTGGACATCTTCACGCCTAACTGTGTCTTCTTACCAGAGAATCCTTGACCAACAATTTGCCCCGCTCTACCTCTCATAGAACACATTAGCAAATTTTGATACTCAAGATCATACTGTAGAATACTCGCAACTTGATCCCCAATATCATTCACTTCGCATAAAATAAATGAACTATTGTAATTCTTTGCTACCTCATAAATGATATTTGGAAACAGCATTGGTTTGATGTCATTATTCCTATACTTTGCAACTACTCTATGAGGAAACTCTGTGATATCAACAACAACAAATGCAGAATAGTCTTCTCCAACTCCTCTAGCAACGTCAACAGTCATCACATAATCATGATTTTCTTTTGATGGTTCATAGACATCTAATCCCGCATTTCTTTGGATTGGATTATCATATATTAACGTTCTAAGTTTACTTGGAGCAATGAGAGTATCAACAGATCCTAAAAATTCGCATTCAAACTCAACCTTGAACTGTGCTTCTGATGTATTCGCAATTGTAGTCTCTTTCCACTTTTCATCTCTTCCTGGCACTTCTGACCAGTGAACATCCGTTGGTACATATTCATTCTTTCCCTTCTCCGCATCATGCCACATACGGTAGAAATGATTCATACCGTGTGGGGTAGATACAATAATTACTTTGGTGTTTTTACCAGAAGTAATAGTAGGATAAACAGATGCAAAGAATGAGTCAGCGACGTGATTTGGGACAAACGCGAACTCGTCGAGAAAGAGGATGTTGAACGACATACCTCGGACAGCACTCGCAGACGTAGAAGCTGCCAATATCTTACTGCCATTTTCTAACTCTAGCGATCCTTTGTTCCAAGATACAATACCCTGTTGCATCCATTTTGGCAAGTTTTCATATGCAGTCTGTAACCTACCTAAGAGTTCTCTGGCGGTTGCTGCCTTGTTAGCAAGAATACCAATATTGACACTATCATTAAAAACTGCATAGTGCAAAAGGTAAGATACGACTGTAGTAGATTTACCAGTCTGTCGTGGCATCTTACAGATATTAAATCTGTTATCGTGGAAGTTATTGATTAACTTCTCTTGAAAATGATATGGATGAAACTGCGTAAGACCCTCATCAAGAGAAACAATCTTGATGTAATTGTTGGCAAAATAAACAGGGTCTTCCTTACATTTCATAAACTCAAGAATTTGTTCTTGAGTAAACTCAATGGCAGTATTTGCTTTTTTTAGATTCGGATTACCAAGATATACATTATCAGGCATAAACTATCAACAGTTCCAAGCTCTAAGGGACTTATTGATTCTGCTATCGGGATCGTTAGCAGTCTTGGAAGAAGTAAGTTTCTTCTTCATACCTTTCATTCTCGCACAAAAACTCTTTCTACGAGGGTTCCCAACTTTTTTTGAAGGTGCCTTAAGATCGCTTCCTGGGTTTTCGCGCTCATACGACTTTCTACCTTTTTCATTCAGTCCTCCTGATTCACTTTTGCCTGCCTTTTTAGTCCAAGCAGCACCTTCCGTATGTAGGAGGGGTTCCCCTGGTTCATAATCAGAAACATCGTAGTTTCTTACTTTTCCACCAGGATAAACCTTTTCAATCTGTGCTTGTACTTCTGCTCTGCTTGGTTTAACAACAGATGGGAAGAACATTTGAATAATATACAGTCTACCTCTAAAGGTAAGAAAAACTCTTATGATTTGACCAGTTTTTCTTGGCAGAGTGGTTGCTTCAGTAACCTCTTCTGGACAAGAGTCCATTCCGTGAATGGGGCAGTCTTTACCTTTCTTGGTGTGAGAACACTCACTCTCTTCTTTTTTCACGCAACGGTTGTATGTCTTACCAAAGAGTTTTTGAGTTCCTTTCTTCTCATATCCAGGCCAGCACTTCTTTGCTTCCTTCATCTCCTCTTCTGCCGTAATGAGATCAGTGAACTCATACTCAGTGGCAATGAAATCACTTCTCCAGTCTGCAAATTCATATCCTTCTTTCTTGGTCTTATTACCCCAGTTTTTGGCACCTACCTTACGACATTTTACCAGTGCCCCAGACGCATAAGCAGAGGGCCAAACAGAATAACGAGACTTGACCTTATGATAACAAGCATCTTTTTCTCCCTCTTCAATTTCAATTTGATCACCAACCTCTACATTGTTCTCTTCGAACCATCCACGATTTACTTCCAGAGCACAGAATACTTTTCCGTTAGAGTAAACTGCAGACTCATCAAATGGTTCCAACTGTTTGATGCTTTCGATGATACCATCTTCTCTGATGAAAGCAATATCAAGGGGAATCTTGGTCTCTCTCATATGGAAAGATTGTTGAGCAACTTCCTCAAATACAAAAAGCATTCCACTGTTCTTATCCAAACTCTCACGGAACATCAATCCAAGATTGAAGTCTCTGATATTGGTTGGAATCTCAACATGAAGAGGTAAGGTTGTAAATTCTTCTTTCATACCTTTTGCCTTTTTTTCATTGTCGATGTTGTGATCTGCACCAGTCATAACACGCTGTTTAAGTGTGGAAACTCCATACTTATCTTGCTTATGGCGAACCATACGCTTATATCGATCAAATTTATCGTTGCCTTGCTTATCACGCATTTCCTTTTCTAGGATAGCTTCCTCTTTCTTCATATATCCTGCAGCAGCATCCATGTTATGCTCCGTGTCTGTAATTTTTGCTTGCATCCACGCTGGTAGATCTTTTTCTTTCTTACCAATTTTCTTTTTAAGATCCTTAATATTTTTCTCAGCACTACTCAACTGAGATTGTGCCATGGACACTTCATGATCTTTTGCTTCAGTCTTCACGTTGATTGCCTTTCCTTTACGATCTGGATTTGGATCTTGACGATTTTTACGACGGAAAGCTGCTTCTTCCTCATCTTTGGAAAGATTGCGCTTCATTTTGCTAGAACCGCA